GCAAGGTTCGTCTGGTCGTACTCATTGTTGATCCGGGTGAGCAGCTCGGGATCGCCCAGGTTGGGGTCAACCGCGCGGCTCTTGATCTCGGCAAGGATCTCCGAGACCGTCATTCAACCGGCGCCTCCGCTTGCTTGCGTGTCTTCCGGAGACGACGAGCAGGCTTCGGGGTTTCAGGCGCCTCGGGCGCTTCCTGTTCGCTCGGTGGGTTCACAGCGGCGTTCGTCTCGACTTCAAGGGAGAACGGTTTGCCGTCGGATGGCCGCTGCTGCCCGCGGGCTCGTTCGACGAGAGTGCGCGCCAGGCTGGCCTCAACAGCCACGACTTCCCCAGGCGGGAAAACGTAGGACCGACCGTCCCAGCCAATCGTCAGGACGTCGTCTTTCTCGTCGGAGGTATTCCGCAGACGGACTTCGGTGTAGATCGTCTCGGGGGCCGTTCCGACCTTCTCGTCGACGCGCACAAGCGCGCCCGGGTACTTCTCGAGGAAATGGATCGCCACACCCATCACGACGGTGACCTTGTCTCCGGGAGTGAAGGTGTAGACCTTCCCGTCCCAGGAGTCGCTGATTGGCTGCTCGGATGTGTTCTTGACGACATACAGGCGGGTTTCTTCGGCCATGGGTGTGTTGGTTACTGGTAATGCTTCACGACGTCTTCGAGGCGCGTCGTGCGGGTCGAGGTTGACCGCCTGTGAATGAACTCGGCTCCGACTTCGGCCGTGTGACGCAGCTCGCGGTGGGCATCCTTGCGTCGCTGCTCCCTGAGCCGTCGGTTGTGGGACATCCCTTCCTCGACGGCGGCGCGGTTCTTGAGTCCGAGGGATGTTTCAACGACTCGGATGTCGCGCACGTCGGCGTCGATGACGAGAGGTTGGGCCACTACGCTCCGTAGTTGGGAAGGCTGATGACGTTCGGGTTGAACGGGTACGGCGTGTTCACGTAGACCGCGTTCGGGACGACGGTGCCGTCGTTCAGGGCAGTGGTGCCACCGACGAAGTTGCCGGTGCCGGTCGGGTTGATGATGACGAAGCCGATCACGACTTCCCCAGCGGGGATCTGCGGGAAGACCACAGCCGCTAGCGAGGCGCCGGCGGTGCCCATGCGAGCTGTGGCTGTGCCATCGGCCTTGAGGGTCATGACGAAGACGTTGAAGGTCGCGTTGTTCACCGTCCCTGAGAGGATGAACAGGTTGTCGGTCGACGCCTTCAGGCAAAGCACGCCGTCGTTGACGGAATAGACCGCGGCCGAGGTGCGCACCCGGCTGGTCGTTCCGGCGATACCGAGCGTGCCTGTGGTCAGCGCGGTGTCGACGAGCGCGGACTGGATGTTGCGCAGGGCCTGATTGAGCGGGTCTGGCGCCTGGGCGGTCGCGGCTGGGAATGACTTCGGCATGGATGTGTTGGCTTAGTTGATGAGGGCCTTGTGGGCTTGTGCCTGCCCCTGCGAAGACAGGAGCAGAGCAAGACCAGTAGGGTCTTAGGACTTGTTGCGCATCGCGCCACCTGAGCGGACGTTGTTCGTCCCCAGGTTGCCGTACACGGCCGCGATTGCCTCGTAGAGGCTGGTACCGGAAACGGCGCGGAGCACACCTTTGCCGTCGCCACCGGGCAGGAAGCGAAGCGGGGTAAGCGTGCACCACAGGAGCGCGTCGAGGTCGACGAGGTAGGCCTCGCCTTCCGGACAGTCCTCGTCGTCGATGACGGGGATGCCGTTCATGTACTCAAGGCCACGCCAGCCGCCCGAGAGAATCTCCTTCAGGTCGGCGGTCTTCTTCAGCGAGGTTTGCAGCACGCCGAACGCGCGGAAGACCGTCGGATTCATGATCCAGAGGTAGCGGGGCCGCTTGCTCTGGGCGTAGTACTTCGCTGAGAAGTAAACGGGGTTCATGTGGCTCGTTTCCGACAGAGCCGCCGTGGTCGTGTTCAAGCTGGCTGCCGGGAGCTTCCACCAGAAGTTTGTGGTGCGGGACAGGTTCTGGAGGGTGCCGACGCGACCGCCGTCGTCGTAGATGCCGCCAAGACCCATCATTTCGGAGACAGCGGTGTTATCCGCGGTCGCCATGGTGATGACGTCGTTGTCGCTCCACGTATGGGTCGTGGTCAGCGTGACCTGGGTGTCCGAGTCGACGGTCGAGATCACCTTGACCGTGCTGGCCAAACGAATCTTCATGCCGGCCGCCATGTACCGGGTACCTGGCGTATCCACGACCAGCGTGGCGGTGCCTGAACCGGCGCCGTTTGCAAGGGCGATCTGCCCGTTGCCGTAGCCGAACATCTGCCGGTTGATGTGCTTCGACATGTCGGCGAGCAAGCCCGTCGACTCGGCTTCGAGGATGTCGGCGATCGTCCCTTCGTCGGAGACGGCAAGCACACGGTCGTCGATGCGGAAGGCACCGAAGCCGTACTTGGCGTCAATCCTCGTCTGGGAGCGTGAGTCCTTCTGATCGACGATCAGGTTGGACTCGCCGGCGGCGTTGAAGGAAATGCCGGCGTGACGGCCAGACCGGAGGGTGACGTAGAAGGCATCGTTGTCCATCTTCGTCGGCTTGCCGTTGTCCTTGATCTGGTCAAGGAGGACGGTTTGCGTCTGAAGCTGGTTTTGGATCTTCGGAGCGATGCGCTTCTGGAGGTACTCCGAGACCGCTGATAAGTCGATTACTGCCATTGCTGTTGTTCGTTAGCTGATGAGGCCTCCTTTGGCCTGCTCGCGATCCTTACTCGTTGTTTCGGTCTGCCATGAACTTCTTGAAGTCGCCTGAGACCGCGCCGCGCTTCGTGATGTCGAGCTTGTCATCCGGCTGCACCGGCGCTGATCCACCGCCGCCAGGGGCGGCGATGACCGGCGTCTTCGTCTTGGCCTTGGCCTTCTGCGAGGCATGCCAGTCGAGCAGCGCGGATCGGTTCATCTTCCAGAAGGCTTCCTCGATGGGCAGGCCTTCCTTGGCGGCGAACTCGAGGACCGCTTTGGTCTCGAACTTCGGTTTGCCATCGGTGCCGTCCCATTCCTTGGACATGCGCTCAAGCTCGGAGGCGATGAAGCGGTCGGCTTCCCGCTGTTCAAGCAGCGCGTTCATCTTCTGTTCGGCGAGCTTCTCGACTTCGTCCTTGGAGACGAGACCGAGCTTGCGCGCTTCGGCCTTGGCGGCCTCGACGGCCTTCTCCTCGTCGGTGAGCTGTCCCGGCTGAGTGGGGAAAAGGTCGGGGAACTGCTTGCTGCCGAACTCACGAAACTTATCGGGGCTTGAAAGGATCTGCGAGCGTCGAGTGAACTCCGGCTGAAGCTGATCGTAGTCAGTCTTCGCCTTCAGTAGGCCCTTGAGCTCCTCGATGCCGTACTTCTGGCCCTCGAACTCGAGAACTACTGGCGCAGCGCCACCCGGCTGCGGTTGACCGTTCGCTGGCGGAGTAGGGGCCTGGCCGTTGTTCGGCTGTTCCCCGTTCGCTGGCGGGATTGGGTCGGGCATATGTGTCGTCCTTGAACACTGTCCGCAGCGCCTGGTCCGGCTGGACTGTCGCGTTGGCCTGGTGCTCTTAGGCTGATAAATGAGGGAGGGAACGAACGGGGGGTTTGCTTCTAGCTTGATGCGGAAAAGCCGGAGGCGTCAAAGGTCGGCTGAACGCCGTCCGTTCGAGTACTGCGGAACACGTGTGACTCAGGCTGCAACGTCGAGAGGAGTCGTATCGACAGGTTCAGGGGTCGGGATCGGCGGAAGATTGGCCTGTTCCATGACAGCGTTGAGCTGCTCAATCGTGACCGGCTCGCCTGATTTCACGATGTTGGCAAACGCGTTCATGAGCTTGTCGGCATCCACCGGCTTCGGAGGCGGCGGCTGCTTGGCCTTCTCCATCTCCTCGCGGCGGGCCTGTTCCGCCACTTCCTGCACGCTGCTCACGCGGTACGCCTGTAGCACGTACTCACGGGGCACCAGGCCGTCCTTGTACATCTCGCGGAGCTGTTCGCGCTTGCCTTCCTCGGTCCACGCCATTTCAGGAACGATCGTCACGCGGGCCTTTGAGGGACGGACCACGATGACGCCTTCAGGCACCTGAACGTTTCCGTCGGCGTCGGGAACGAGCCCAGCTTCGCCGATGATCGTGACCTTTTGGACGCCGTCTTTGTCAGGGTAGGTGATGGTCCTCTGGTCGATCTGATTCTGCGAGACCAGCTCCACGATCCGCTCGGCCACTTCTTGGAAGAACAGGCCAAAGTTCTCAAGCGGCTCTGCGATGTTGAACTCGGCATCCGCGGCTTGGAGTGCCTCAATGCCCTTGCCGGACTTCACGCCGATTGGAACGGTCCCGATGCTGGCCTCGTGAAGCCCGCCCATGTCAGCCAGCGCCGCGCGGGCGACCTCACCGAGCTTGAAAAGCGAGGCGGGGAGGCTCTGCGGCATGAAGTCCTTGATGGAATCACCAGGCACGAGCTTGTTGTACTCCAGCACGTCGATCGAGGCTTTGACCTCCTTGAGCTTTGAATCAGTCGGCACCAGCAGCTTTGGCTTGGCCTTCAGGTGCCACTCCTCGGCGATGGACATGACGTTGTCGATGATCTTGTTGGCGGCCTTGAGGTCGGACACCCAGGCGTTGCCAAAGACACCACTGCCGGACTTCTCCGGGTAGTACGGAACGGTCGGGTACTTGGTCAGCGTGGTGTCTTCGATTCGCAGCAGCTGGTTGCTCGCTGTGGTCACGATCCACAGATGCGTCTCGCCGTTCTCGAGCGTCGCGAGCTGCTTGGCAGGCTTGCCGTCTGGGCCGGTGATGTCCCGATAACACAACGGCAGCCGGATGAAGAGCTGTTTGAGGATTATCGAGTCCAGGTCCCCAGCAGTGCTGCTCGGCTGACCCCCTTGCTTCTGGCGCTCGTAGCTGTCCTTGAACTCGGAGGCCGCAAGCCGGCCGTCGCTCTGAAGCTCGGCGGTGTTCTCGTAGTCAGGGTTGCTCTTGATCGCCTGAAGGTTCTGCCGCGTAGCCAGGATGAAGACGCGGCCGTCGTTGACGGTTGGGGCAGTGCCATCCGGATAGGCGTCAAAGCCGTCGTACCGGTGAACGGCAGGCAGGTCGTTCGCGCGGGGCAGGATGCCGAGATAACCGGCGTACTTTACGAAGCCGTCGTGCACGATGTCGCGCATGTACTGGCGGAGATTCAGCGCGTACTCGATGCCACGCCAGGCACGATTCAGGTCCTGGGCGGCCTGTACGGCTTCCTCGCTGTTGTCCTCAGGGACAAACTCGACCGTCAGCGGGGTTTTGAGGACGAAGTTCTTCAGCCCGCGAATCTGGGGCTTCACGACGTTGATCGAGCGACGCACCCGGTTCTTCTTCAGCGAGGACAGGGCATCATCGTTTGTGACCTTCGCCACGCCGGTGGAGCGATCGACTTGCAGGTAATGGTCGCCGTCGATGAACCGCTCGTTTGAGTACCACTTCTGGTCGTACGGCAGCCGGATCTTCTGGACGGTCTGAAAGACCTCGTCCGCGGCCTTCACCACGTCAATGCGGAGCTGGTCGGTTTCCTCGCCAGCTTCGAGCGCTTGGAGGTAGTCGGTGATGGCCTTGGCCGCGTTCATGCGGCCGGCGGCTTACCTTGCAGAGCTGCGATGGCTTGGTCAGGAGGAACATCATCAAAGTCCTCGATCGACGCCGGGGCGGGTGGTTCCGGCTTCTCCGGCGCTGCCAGTTTGGCCTCAGCTCGGACGAACTCGTCGACGCTTTCGGACTTGATCAGGAGGGCGAGGGCCTGGCGTTCCTTGCGCGCCTCACGCAGCTCGTACACAAAGGCACACAGCACGAGCACATTGAAGGCGAACGCGATGTACAGCATGGGGAATGGGTGAAGCGGGTAAGGTGGGCAGATTCAGCGTAGGACGCCGCTAGGATGCCGTCAATGGCTAGGCGTAGTCAGCCAGGTCGTCAGGCATCTCCTGTTCGGCTTCACGCTCAGCCCGGACGATCTGCAGGACTTCTTCCTTGAGCGCGGCAACAGTGCCCGGTTTGACCTTCGCCTGCTTGACCGGCGTATCGGGCCGCAGCATGAGCCCGTAGCGCAGAGCGTCGGGAGCGTGGTCGTTGAACTTCCGAGGGTGCTCGGGCTGGTTCTTCTCGGTCGTCCGGTTGTTGAGCACCTGCCACTGGTACTCACGCAGCTCTTCGATCAGATGAACGCAGTTGCGCGTAACGAACAGCCGAGGTGAGCCGAACTGCTTGGTCAGCGGATGCCGGCGCTCGGGATCGACCGTCAGGTACTCAGCCACGCGGTTGATGCCGGCCAGCACTTCGTTGTTGCCTGGAGTCAGGTCGATGCCGTTGTCCGCGTACTCGGCCATGACTGAAAGGCCGGTGATGCCTTCTCGGTTGCGCGTGGAGGGGTCGATCACCGAATAGCTGATGGTTTTGAAATCGTGCTTCTGCCGGATCGCACGCACAGCCTTGGCGTGGTCAGCGACCAACTTCCCGCGCTCGTAGTGCTCATCGAAGATGAACACATTGCCGTCGTAGTCCACCGCGCCCCACAGCCAGGCGGTCGGGTTGTTGTAGCCGTGGTCGGCCATTTCGAAGACTTCCCAGCCTTCCGGCGGCGTGAATGGCGCGATGACGTGCGTGTGCTCTTGAAACATCGGGTAGATGCGCCCTTCGAACTCGTCCCAAGAGCCGAAAACAAACCGATTGCGCACGCTTTCCGGAAGGTTGAGCAGGCGCAGGACGTACGCGGCCGGCAGGTTCGCCTTGTTCGCGAGCGTCGGCGCCGTGATGAGGTCGTAGTCCTCGGGATTCGGCAGAGCGTTGCCGTCGGCATCGACGTGCTTCACGAAACGGTTGTAGATCCAGTTATGCCCACGCATGTTGAACGTGAGCATTCCCTGATGGACCGGAGCCAGCTCGGGGTAGTGACCACGTCGGGCCTTGAATGGTCGGCGGGTCCGGCCGTTCAGCTCGAGGAATACCGACTCAGGCACTTCCTCAGCCTGGTCGATCCAGAACCCGGACAGGTTCAGGTTTGAAAGCTGGGCGTTCTCAAGGTGACGAAAGAGCACCTTCGAACCAGAGCCGAAGGTGGCGGACATCTCGGTCTTGGAGAACCGGACTCGCGCGCTGAACTGCTCCATGAAGTCGGCGAGCGTCGAGTCGCGCAGATCGGTGAAGTGCTTGCGACCGATGTACCAGAGGCTGTCGGGAAACTCGTCACACCTCATCCCGACGCCGATGCATCCCCCCTTGGTCTTGCCGTTACCCCAGCCGCCGCCAAGCGCTGGAAAGGCGGCTTTCGAGTAGATAAGCCTATCTTGGTGGGGTAGGAGCTGAACCTCCATTGGGTGCGCGGACAATGATGAGCGGGCCACCATCAGGCCCGGTGTGTTCCTGCTTCTCAGCCCATTCCTCGATGTACTGGAGCCAGAGCTTTCGATCGGCCGAGGCGCCCGGCAGACCGACAGACGTCGCTGACATGCGCATCGCGTGCATCACGTCAGGCGTGAACTGACGCGCCCAGGTGTTCGCCAAACGCATCACGCCATCCATGAAGCCAGGTTCGAGCTTCCAGTCCGAAAGAGTGCCAGGATCAACGTGGAGGAGCTTCGCTAGCTCTTGCTGCTCTTTCGGCTCACGCAGATCAGCCGGAAGGGCAAGCCAGCGCTTGAAAGCCTCGCGTTCAGCGAGCCTCTTGACCGGCTTTCCCTTGGCGCTACTGGGTGACCTTGCTGGGGTCGACTGGGGCGCCGTTGCGTTGGGCGAGCTCGTCTGCCTTCTCCTGGCCTCGGATTGAAGCTTCTTCGGCTGCGGGGGCTGTGCCGGCTGCAGGCTCGGCTGGTTTGGCGGGCTGTTCTGGTCGTTTGTCATCTTGGGGAGGTAAGGCGGTGATCTGCGCGCGAGCGTAGATTCCGTGGTTGTCGGCTTGGAGGACTGGCTCAAGGACGCAGTTGAACTCCTTGAGGACGCGGCGCACTTCGTGATCACAGGCGGTCTCACGCGCCTCCATTTCGATTCGTTCCTTCTTGGCCTGCTTTCTGAGCTTGTTGAACATGGTTATTGCGGGGTTAGTCGTTGAAACTCTGCGAGGCTGTCGGTCACGCCGAGGATGTCCGTCACTTTGACTCGGAAGAACGAGCGGCCGCCGATTGAGAGCACATCGGCTGAGTGCTTCTTGAAGACGGCGTACTCACCTACCGAGACCTCGAGCGACTGTTCGACGAGCCGCTTCTCGGTCCTGGAATACACAAGCTCGGGGTCGCCGAGCGCCACGATCCGGCCGGTGCGTCGTTCCTCAGTCTGGACCGTCGATGGGAGGGCGAGTCCACTGCGCTGCGCGACCGGGTCGACGTGCTCGAGCAACGCGTACCCGCGCATGAGGTGAATCTTCATCGGTTGACGGTGCGTTTCAGGGTGTCGCCGGCGCGGAACTTCGGCTGAATCCGTGGAGCCATGACCTTCGGCTTCTCCCGACCGGCGAAGTGGTGGGGGTAGAATGTCCCGAAACCACGAAGGTTCACGGACCGGCCGTCGCGGAGCACCTGGGCGACCGTCGCAAGAAACGTCGAGACGATCTCGTGGACGACTGTGAGCCCGGTCTCCCGGCCTTCAGAGCGGAGGGTGTCCCGGACAATCGGGACGATCTGCGACTGCCTCATGCGGCCGCCTCGTCCGGCCTCTGAAGCTCTTTGAACAGGGACTCCATTCGTGCTTTCGGGCCGCCGTACTCAACGACCAGCGACGCTTCGTCCGGCTCGTTGTGCCGCTGCATGAAGGCGTCCGCGATCTTCCACGGAAGGAGCACAATCCCTTGCGGCGGTAGGATCAGATCTAGCTTGGCGTCTTCGATCGGCTCCCCGGACACGTTCCGGACGATTGAGTGTTCTCCTGGTACTGGCATACCTACCCCGCGTTTTCCACAGGCTTGTGCGGGTCGGAGATGATGCCCTTGTACGTCAGGTAGGAGACGAGATAGCTGGCGAGGGCTTCGCCATACATTCCAAGGGCGTCAACGTCGCCAGTAGCCACCGCGTGCACAACGGTCCCAGCGGCTGAAAGGCCCGCTGCCAGCGTGCGGAGCTTGGCTGTCTGCCCGGCGATGATCGGAACGAACGGGAGGCGCTTGCAGGCCTCGACGATGAGCGCAGAGGCGGGACCGACGAGGAGGGGTACGACGAAGGACATATGCGTAAGTGGTCACTGATAAGGCATATTCAGCGTAGCACCGTCGCAGTTTCTGTCTAGGGGCCACCGAGATGCGGCTAACAGTCAAGGCCAAGTTCGTCTTGCCCGCCCTTGTCGTCCTGGCGGGACTCATCTACTGGGATCACTCGTTCCAAAGTGCGGGCTGGGTCCCGAGCCTCGGCGCGAACATCATCACAATGATCGCCACCGTGTTTGTGCTCGACGCCATGATCGAAGGGCGCAAAGCGGAGGCGGCGGGTGAGATCCTCAGGGACTCGCTCATCAACGTGGCAGAAATGCTTGCCGGGACGGCAGACCTGCTTGTCGAATGCCCCGGGGACGCTCCTCCCTACGAGCGATTGATCGAGTCCTGGATCAGGGTTCGCGACCGGCTGGAACGGGACATCAGCTACTGCGCATCCGACCTGAACATCGCGGCCAGACGGCGTGTGAAACACCTGGACGACAAAGTCAGGCACTACGCCGCAATGGGTTGGGGCGACTACAAGGGTGAGCAGCTCATCGTTGGCAAGGACGTCGTCGAGGCGTGGCGTATCGTCAGCGCCATCCAGGCAGACCTCTACAAGACGGACGCGAACATGGAGACGCTGTTCTCACAAGTTCGCGAGCGAATCGAGGCAATGATCAAGTCGTTCACACCTTACTGGTAGCAAAAACGCCCGAGACCAAAGGCCACGGGCGAACGAGCGAATGTGATGCCGAGACAAGCTCGGCGACGCAGGGATCAATCCCCGACCCTGGCCCCCGATAGCAGGTGCCGGAGCTTGAGAGCCCCACGTCGCCGACTATCAGGACGGATTGGAGAAGCTACCTGCACGGTAGCAAGCTGAAGGATTCTGTCCAGACCCGCTCGATCCTCAGTTGAGCGAGAGGCAGTCCCTGAAACAGGCCGTCAGCCGGAGCGTGCCGTCCATCTGCGATGCGGGGCTCCTGGACTTCTCCAGCTCCGTGTAGGCGTTGAAGAGCGCCCACGCACTGTTCGGGATGAAATCCTGGTGCATGGGCTTCTCGTACACCTCGAGGAGCTTCGGAAGGCGTGAGGCGGGCAGGACGCCGCGCCGGATCGTCTCGACCATGATGTGCTCAGCCTGGTAGTTGGAGAGGATGCGCGACTGCATCGTCGTGATCTCCTCCGCCATCCGGTCCTTCATGACCGAGACTTCGTTGAGCATCCGGTAGATCAGATCCGGCAGATCCCGGAACACGTTGACCGTGTGCTTGCGCCGCACCCGGGCTCCGGCCTCACCGTGGAAGGCGAGGTTGTCGCAGCAGAACACGCGGGAGCCGGCTACCAGCTCGACGGCGAGCGAACGGTCATACGACGACCGCAGCCCAATCGCGAGCGCGTAGGTACGGTTCACGGTGCCGTTCTCGCAGGTGAGCACCCCGAACATCTGGGCGCCTTCCCGAGCGAGCGCGTAGTCCTCGCGAACCACACGGAGACCGAAGCGGGGAACGTGGAGCTTCACTTCCTCGATGAGACGGCCGTACGGCACGGGCACGTACGATTCCGTTTCGTCGGGAACAGCGACGGCGGCCAGGTCTGCGGGACTCGCAGTCCAGCCGCCGCGGTGAACGACCAGTTGGTCGCTCATGGCGAGGTCTCCTTTCTGTGAGACTCAGTACAGCTCGACGGTGTTGCACTCCATGCATGTGAGGGTCATCCGACCTCCGTGCTCCTCGTCAAACCAGACGCGAAGCTGTGGAGTCTCATGCTCACAGACAAGGCAATGGAGCAGGTACACCTTGTCGGGCTTGTCGGGGATAGTGTCCTGCCCGCTCACAACAACTGCCGCGAGCGAAAGCTCACGACACCACGCCTCGCCACGATGACGTGATCGAGGACTCCGATCCCGAGCAGCTCGCCGACTTCTACGAGACGCCGGGTGATGCTCAGATCCTCTTCCGAGGGTTCGGGATCTCCCGAGGGGTGGTTGTGGCAGAGAAGGATCGAAGCAGCCCCTTCGACCACCGCAGGCCGGAAGACTTCCCGGGGGTGAACGATGGACGCGTTGAGCGATCCGACCGAGACCGTCTCGATGGCGTCGACTTCGTGGCGGGCGTTGAGCAGGAGCACGACGAAGTGCTCCCGCTTCGCGACCTTGAGTCTCTTGATCGGGGCAAGTGCAACCACGTCATCCGGGCCACGAATGGGCCGCGGGGGCGCTTCCTTGTACCGCCGCGTGGTGATTTCGCGGACATGCATGGTTCCTCCATGAAGTCACGACTGCCAGGCAGCCGAGATGGCGATCACCTCCTGAAAGGGTTGGCCGCGGGTGAAGCTGGAGCGTCGTGGGCCGGGGGCGGCTTCCGCTCCTTGCCGTTGCCTCCGCCGGCCTTCTTGCCGTTGAGGAACGACTCCTTCAGGCGCTTCTCGACGATCTCCCAGGTCTTCTTCTGCAGCTTCTGCATGGTCTCGCCGATGCAGTCGATTGGGACTTCCTTGCCGAAATCAACAGACATCTCGTCGTACGCCGACGCGTAGGCTTCGGTGATTTCGGCTTTGACGCCGGCCAGAAAGGACGACGTCTTCTCTGTGGTGGCCACGAAGGGCCTCCTCTCGAGAAAGGGTGGGACGTATTGGGAACGAGCGGTCTATCCGCGCGGGCTCGGTCTGCACGACCGGCAGGAGAGCAGGGCGCTCTCGCGACGGATGACGCTGGTGTTCAGTATGAGCGGGCTGTCAGCTGCGTCGAGGGCGAGTTATCCACAGGGCAGTATTGACGGGGGCGGCACACGTGCTTCAGTGATTGCATGATGTTTCGCAAGCGCCCAGTCGTTGTCGAAGCCATCACGTTTGATGAGCTGGTCACGCACGGTAAGGCGCACACCACAAACATCGTGCGAGGCATGCCTTGGTCCTTCGACTACAAGGGGCATCACATCACGCACGAGAACGACGACTGCTACCTGATTCCCACGTTGGAGGGCACAATGCGACTTCACCGAGGCGACATGCTTGTGACTGGAGTGAAAGGCGAGATTTACCCGTGCGCTCCTGAGATCTTTGCGCTGACGTACGAAGCCGCCTAACTGATCGCCTCACCCCACGGATCGGCCTC